TAGACGAGTGCAAACATAGACTTACCAGCGTTAGGAGCAGCAGCTACCATACAGACTTGTCCTCGCCGGAACTTAATCTGCTTAAGTGCTAACCCCTGCCACACGTCAGGAAGTGGCGTTGCCTTGGTAAGCACACCACTCCAAGCACGTGATAAGTCAAGCAACGCTTCCCCCCTCTAATACTATCCGTCGTTTACGTCTAATTATCCTGCGTTCGCCTTCAGCGATTCCTCCCCAGATGCCGTGCATCTCATTCTGTATTCCCCACTCAGCACACTCTGCCTGATGTGGACATCTTCTACAGATTGATTTAGCCATAACCATCTCGGTAGTGTTAGAACTTCCAGCTTCCTTTTCAGGAAACCAGAAGTCTCCACCGACTGTAGCGCAAGCAGGGTTCTCATAGAACCGAGGCTCGCGCACCGATCATCGAACCCAGATAGTGTCGCACTTGTCTGTTGCACCCTTTGGTGCAGCACACATATAGCCCTTCCAAGGTCCCTTGCTTGATGTTCCTTCACGAAACGCCATCACTCCGTGACGACATACATTGCCTGCACCAGCAGGCTGATCTTGAGTAACAGGTGTTGCATTGAACTGCGCTGCTACTGATGCAACTGTTGGTGCTGGTGCTGCCGTGCTAGCACCTAGCTCGACACCTGTTGCCTTGATGTTAAGTGCGTTCATAGCAAGATCTGCTAGTCCTGCTTCTAGTTCTGTAACTGATGCAGCATAAAGATTGATAAGTGTTCCATCAGATAACTTGTAGTTAACCTGGAACTTTGTTCCTTCTGTAGCCATTTACTTTCCTCCACTTGGTTTGATGTTTAGTCTTGCAGTTTCCTCGCCTATACTTACTGGGACATAACCAATAAGTTCTTTTACTTTATCTTTGTCAACTGTCTCACGACCCTTGACCTTTGTCCAACTGATTTCAATACCACTAGCAGTAACGCCAATGGTTCCCTCGAAAGATGCTTTCAAAGAATCCTTTTCTGTTTCTAACTCTTTGATCTTGCTATCCAACTGTAAATAATGGAGTGCGTGCTTGTCAACTTCTTCGTCCTCAATAACTACTTCACTCAGGACGATATGTTCTTTTTTTAAGCCAACACAACCCATCTGACCTGATGCGTCATAGTACTGACAGTAGTGCTTGCAGAAGGATTCATCCTTCTCGGGTTCTGGAGCTGTCTCCATTGCCTTGACTTCAGTTAACCACTCCAAAGCCTCTAGTGCAACATCTTCATCGTAGGCTTCTGAGTGAACCTTGACATCCTTCTCAGCACCATCACGAGCAATAGCAACGAGGTTAACAGTATTGACTGTGTGACCATTCTGCGCTAGCAGATAGCCATAGATCTGCACCTGCCAACGCTGTTGCTTTGATGGGAAGTAAGAAAGGTTCTTAACCTTGCTTGTCTTCCAGTCAATGACTGCGCCGGTGCTAGGTATAAATAAATCCACGTGTGCTTTCATATCGCCGTGCTCTACTGCAGTTTCGACTAAGTAATCTTTACCATCTGGATCTAAGTGACCAATAGCATCTTCGATTGCTGCGTGAATAGCAGTACCCATAATTGCAGCCAGCTTTGACTGGTTATCATTAGTCTCTGGTTGTCCGTTCAATCGGTACCAGACTTTACGACGGCAACCACCTATCTCTGATGGACCTACCTGTGTCTGTGTACTGCGATCACGACTAGCATCCTTTGCGTGGAGTACTGTCAGTAGCAGTTCTTTAGGATCTGTAATCATTTATCATCTCTATACTGTAGGAAAGCATCGAAGGCATATGCTGACACAAAACCGATCAGTAGTCCAAATAAAAATCCGAGCATTGTTTATCCTTTCTGTTGAGTAACTAATTGAATCGGAGGACAGGTGTTCACGTCAAGCACCGACGCGATCTTTATTGCGCGTTCTGCTACCACCTTAGACATCAGCAGAGACTTATACGAATTAGGCTTGAGCGAGTAGAGATAACCCAAGGCAAATGCTCCACCGCTACCGGCTGCAAAGAGTCCACGCTCACTAGCGTTGAATGATAGATCTGATCCGATAGAAAATAACATCCCATCAAAGGCAATGAGGTAGGCAAAGCTGGCTTCCTTATCGGATGGATCGTATCCATTATCCTTGAAGGCAGCGTAGATACTTGGCAGTATTCGCTTACCCATCCACTCAACAGGATCGTAGTTCTTATACGTTGGTGGTTTCCAATTAAAGGCGAGAATATCTCCAGGTCGTGAATCGCCCGTGATACCTAACAGGTAATCACCCACGTGAACGATCTTCGGAGTCTGAGTAGATATGATGCGCTGATCGTTATCGGTGATCTGACTATCGGAAGCTAGCACTACAAAATCAGGTCCTTGGATACCTACCAGAGTTGTCATTAGCAGATCATATCATACGGCGTGTCTTTATCGGAGGTTTTAGATATCGGGCGCTACAATATGAGCGTAAGCGAATAACAGTAGGCGGCCCTTATCAGGGCCGAGGCTGTAAGCCGAGAGGCGACTGACCTGCAGGAAGGAGCCGTGCCGGACTATGGTGTTCCGTCTACTCTCCCTGCAAAAATTCATAGGCAGGAATAAGAGCTACAATGGCCTTCCTAAGCCCTTTGGAGCCGATCTGAGGGGTCTAGGACCCGTCCACGCCTGTACCTGTGGCTGTACCGTATTCAACATTATGGCAGCCTTTGAGGACTACGACATAGCTTGGTGGCATCTTGACGGAACCTGCGCTAACTGCGGAAATCTGGTAACAATTCCCTGTCCAGTAGATAATCCAGACAAATAAAAAAAGCCCCCCATCCAGGATTTCTCCTGAACAGGGGGCCATTGCCTCGCGCTTATGGGCTAATTACTTAGCGCCACGTCCAAACTCTGTTGCCTTTGGGTCAAGCCACTTGAGGACTGGACCTGCGATAGCAGCAATACCTGCTGATGCTAAAGCCTTTGGATCGGTAACTCCGGCAAGGTATAGCGCTAGTACTGACGCTACTGCTGCACGAAGATATGTTGCGAGCATTGATTTCATTTGTGCGTTCATTTGTTCTCCTTCTTCTTAGGTAAAGGCTTAACTGCTGCCTTCACTTTGTTGATAGCCTTTGGCTGGGGCAGCCAAGGGAACCAAGGCGAGGTGTCGTTACCGCACTCTTCCTTGATCGAAATATGTAGGTGGTGATTGTGTTTGTTCGGACCGGTGTACTTGCGTTCACCCTTTTCTGCAGACCAGATTCTTCCCTTAAATATCAGATACTTAACACGTGGATCTTTCTGTAGCTCTAGGTAGATCACTGCACAAGCAACGCCCTGTCCTGGATCAGTAGTCAGATCTACTGCAAAACCTGAGTTGTGGTCTGAGTTAGGGTTCTGGCTCAAGTGTGCTGGGCTAGGTAGCAATCCATCTGATGCCTTATTGCGCTTAGGCCAGTGTGCTGTAGCCTGACGTAGCACTGCGATAGCAGCAGGGGTGGCCTTCTTTGCTAATGGAATCATTTATCTCTCCGCTATCAGTTTGTATAGATCGTCAATACGATCCTCTAGTCTTTGGACAGAATCCTTTATCGAGCTGCCACCATTAGGCTTGAGTTCGTTGAGATAGTGCTTGACTAGCCATCTAACTCCGGCAGCAAAGCCGCCAACTATTGTCATTACTGCAACTGTCAGGGTTGCATAGTCTTGTGCTGTCATTAGATTGTCCGTATCGTGATGAGTAGTGTGCCGCCAAAACCAGAGAACCTTTTATCCTCTGGAGTCTTGTTCATAAAGTCCATCTCTTCGATGATGCCAAGGTATTCTTCACCTGTTCTAAAGTCTTGAATACGGATAGTGTCACCAACATTTTCAATGGCTTCTAGTTGAGATAAACGAGCATAGGCAGATCCTTCATAGCCCACTTCGTTGCTGAACTTATCGCTCTCGTGGTCATAGCAGAATACTGGATATTGGATTAGGCGCTGACGAGGAACTGCTGGTAGTGACTTCAACTGGTAGCCAGTAAAAAGTGGTCCCTTGGTAGCATCAGTTGCTGATCGAGTAAAGGTAAACTTAAATCCTAGATACTCTTGTGCAGTAGTTGGATAGTTCACGCTGATCTCAGGGACAACCGTACCCTGTGCAAATGTACCGATGTTATATTCGTTATCTACTGAGTCAACAGAACTGATAGCAATGCCACCGTTAGTCGTATTGATACGAGCTTGTAGCAGTTTATAGATCTTAGTCTCAAGTGTGTTGTATCGGATATAACCGGTACGTAGGTAGCCAGTTGATACTAGGTTGGTAGATTCTGCATAGATAGTATTACCTGTAGCAAATGCTGCTCGGTCTGAGTTACCAAAGAAAACAACCTGAGATGCAGTAGCGCTAGTACCAGCAGCGACAAGATCCCAAGCCCAAGGAAAATACAGAGCGTTAGCGATCACAGTTGTAGATAAGTCAGTGCGTACTAGACCTGCCTCTCCATCTACAAGGGTTGAGATGTAGGCATAACTATCCTTGAAAGCAATAGCAGTACAAGCGGCATCTCTAAAAAGAAGTGGTCCATATTGGATATCTCCAGTGGCATCAGCAACACCAACTCTAAAGCCAGCACTTGTAGCAAGGATGGCATAGGTACCAAGGTATACATCAAAGTCATTGATGCGCTCACCAAGTGGCATATCAATAACTACTGTAGGTGTGTTAAGAGTTGGGAATCCTAAAGAGTTAGGATTTGTGGCATCTAAAGTAATCTTAAATACAGATGATGAAGTTCCATTTGGATCATA